ACAAGATTATAAAGCACAAGGTTATGAATTAACTGTAACAGTTGCGGCTTTAAATTATTTGCAAACACTAGTAGCAACTACACTATCTGCATCAACATACACAGCAACATTAACAACTGCTACTGCTAATATTAATACAATTATTAGTTATGTTGGTACAAGTCAATATGTACAACCACAAGTTAACGGTACAACAACTTACAATAATACACTAGGTATCATTGAAGGTGCTGAAATTTTACGTGCTAATATTCCATTCTTACAAAATGAAGTTACAGCATACTACGCGGCAACTTATACATACGCTATTAGTTCAACAAACTCATCGGGTAATTTAATTACAACTAGTACAGCACATAGTCTAGTAATAAATGATCCTATTCAATTTTCTCCAACTACAGTAACTACTACAGCTACCGCGGCAAATGGTAGTAATCAAATTACACTGAATTCGATAACAGGAATAATTCCAAACGGTACAGTTGTATTTGGTACAAGTTTTGGAAATATTCAAGCAGGTACTACATATTATGTGTTAACTGCTAGTGCAGGAGTTATAACAGTATCATCAACTGGGGTTGGCGGTGCAACATTTACAACCGGAGTTGTAGCAAGCACATCAAGCACAGTGACTTACACAGGTTTTGTAACAGGTAGCGGTGTTTCTCCAAATACTACATACTATGTTGCAAGCGTTCCTAGTACAACAACATTTACTGTAACTACCAGTGAAGGATTCACAAATATTAATACTGGGTCAGTAGGTGCAACAGTTTCAATAACAACTGTAGCAACACCGGCATTTACAGTCGCTTATTATGCACCAACTGCGCTTACACAAACTGACATTGGTTATTATCTAAATGGAATTATTTACGATTTACAGTATACTGGTAACTACAGAAGTTTACGTTACGCACAAGTATTGTTAAATTCAATCAACGGTTCAGCTGGATCTAACATGTGGTTAGTACGCAATGCATCTGGCATTCGTAATATGACTATGAACGGTTTGACCGGTTATCTAGGAACTGCTAGTGTAGCATTTGGTACAAAACGCCCAACAGGTGGTGCTTATACAAGTTTAGATCCAGGATTTGGGCCTAACGATAGTAACGCATGGATCTACGGACGTTCATGCTATGTACAAAACTGTACAATGTTTGGCTATGCATGTTATGGCGCTAAGGTAGATGGTGCGTTACATGCTGGCGGCTACCATTCAATGGTTAGTAACGACTACACATGTATTATCGGCGACGGCATTGGCTGGCAAACAACCGGCGCAGGATCATTATCGGAACTTGTTTCTGTGTTTAACTACTATAGCTATGCAGGATATTTGGCAGATTTAGGTGGACGTATACGTGCAACTAACGGTAACAGTTCATATGGTACATACGGTGTTGTTGCTGAAGGTGTTGATACTACAGAAGTTCCATTATACGGTAACTTAAATAATCGCGCTAACCAAGCATATATTACTAACGTTGTAACAGATGGTACAACTCAAATATTGCGATTTGAATATGAAAATGCAGGTAGCGGATATTCAAGTAGTGTACCGGGAATTAGTGGGTCGGGTTATAATGCGTCTGCATTCCAAGATGAATTCCGTGATGCGACTTTATTTGAAACTCGTTTAATTGATAAGAACGACGGCAACGGTGTTGGTGGATCTAACTATGTAACGGCCACAAACGTTGGTCAAGTAACAACTAACAATTATTCTATTATTATTGCGGCTACTGATCAAGCGTTAAGTAATTCTTATAATGGAATGCGTGTCCAAGTAGTTGCAGGTACCGGTGTTGGACAGTATGCAAACATTTTGTCATATGCAAACCCAACTAAGACTGCACTAGTGATTCGAGATAGTGTTGCTCCATTTGCTGTAACAGCAACAACTAATGCTACTGCAACTATGTCAACTTCAAGTATTTCTGGTACAACACTAACCGTTGGTACAGTAAGTGGCACTATTGCTGTAGGTATGTTCTTAACTGGCGGATCTATTCCAGCAGGTGTTTATATTGTTTCTAATATTAGCGGTAGTGGTGCAGGGTCTACATGGACTGTTAGTCAAACAGTATCACAAACATCAACAACAATTACCGGAACACAAAATACATTAACTGTAGCAAGTACAGCAAATATGTATAACGGTATGCCAATATTCTTTGGAACAACAGTTGGAGGACTAACAGCACTAAGTCCTTATTATGTACAAGGATTAACTACATCTAATACATTTACAGTATCAACAGGTGCAACAATCACAGCTAGTAATGCTAACATTGCCGCGGTAACTACTACTACAACTACAACTATAAGTGTGACAGCGGCATCAACTGTTAATAATTTAATTACAGCAACAAATACATTAACTGCTGGACAAACACTAACGTTTGGTACAGCATTTAATGGTGTTGACACTGGTACTACATATTTTGTTAATGCAACTAATTTATCAACTAGTTCTTTTGCAGTAAGTACAACACCATTTACTGGTACAACTGTGACAATTACAAGTAGTGCAACTGGTTTAAGTATCACTGGAACTGTTGGTACAGCAGTTTACGCCGCTGGTTGGGATCATGTTGTTACTGGAACAGCTATTCAAAGTCAATTAGATTTAACAACTGGTTATATTATTGAACCGCGTATTAATTATTCTGCACCTGTATATTTAGGAACTGCAAGAACTATCCCAAGTGGAGCATATTCTAGTGTAACGTACGGTGCTGGATATTTTGTAGCTATTACAAATAGTGGAACTGGAACAGCATATTCAACTAACGGAACTTCTTGGAGTTCAGGCGGAGCCTTGCCAACAAGTACTACTTGGAATAACGTAGTATATGGTGGTGGTCAAGGTGCTAAAGCTACTGTAAATATTGGTGGTTTTGGTGGTGCTGGTGCAGTATTAACCGCAGTTGTAGGTACTGGCACTAGTGCTACACAAATTGTTAGTGTAACGATTGTAAACGGTGGTTACAACTATACAACACCTCCAACAATCGTGTTTGTTAGTGCAACAGGTAGTGGCGCAACTGCTACTTGTACAGTATTAAATGGTGCAATTACTAGTGTAAATATAACAATTAACGGTTCTGGATACGCAACTGCTCCAACAGTAACAGCAGTTACTAGTATTGTAAGTAGCATAACAATGAATCAATGGGGTAAAAACTATTACAGTGCGCCAACTGTTACAGTTGCACAACCTCAAAGTTTAACACCCACAGCCTATGCAATTGGTGCAGTCACTAACGGAACATACTATCAAGTAGCCGCAAGTGGTAGAATTTATTTGTGTACCGCTAGCGGAACAACAACATCTACTCCAACTTTTGATTATACAACAGCTAGTGGATATACTAATGTTACAAACGGTTCTGCAACTTTAACTTATGTTGCTACACAAGCTGCCGCAACTGCAACTTATAGCAACGGTGCTGTTACAGCATTAACTGTAACGCAAGCCGGATATGGATATACTAGCGTTCCGGTGGTAACTATTCTCGATACCGGTGCGGCATTTGTTGCGCTAAGTTTTTCATCAGGCGGAACATCGTATATCGCTACAAGTACAGCCACTGGCATTCCGTCAACTGCGTGGAGCGCAATTGGAACTGGTGCAAATGCATATAGTACTACAGCAAACTTATATGGCTTGGCCTACGGTAACGGAACATACGTAGCAGTTGGCGGTGCATCAGGAACCGCAACTGGACTTTCAAGTGGTTCTCCTCAAAGTTATACCAACTGGATTCCAAGAACTTTAACAGCTCTAAGCGCAGGATATTATTCATCTGTAGCTTTTGGTGCAGGCGGCAACTCTAGCGGAACATTTATTGCTATTAACTATGGTGGTACTGTAACTAGTATTTCAAATAACGGGCAAACATGGACTACAGGTGGTGCATTACCTAGCACACAAAACTGGACAAGTATTGCATATGGTAACAACAGATTTGTTGCGCTAGCAACAAATGGTGCAGTTGCCTACACTATTAACTACGGAACAAACTGGATTGCAAGCCCAGCATGTTCGGGAACTACTACAAGCGTACTAAGTTCAGCAAATACATGGACTAAGATTGCTTATGCTCAAGGACAATTTGTTGCAATCGCGCAAGGTACTGTAGCCGCAACTAGTCCAGATGGCATTGTTTGGACTGTACGTACACTACCTGGAAGTTCTACTAACTGGAGTGCGCTAGCATTTGGCAATTTAAGTAATATATCTAGTAACTATATTGGTGCTCAACCTATATGGGTAGCTGTAAGTAGTACCAGCGGCACTGCGGCAACAAGTCTGCGTATCGGCACTCAACCGCTTGGCCGTATAAAAGTAGCTAGCAATGCAATTACAGAAGTGCGTATGATTGAACCAGGCAGTGGATTTTCTAAGGGTAACGTTAGTGCTACAACAACAAGTACAAACGTAATTACCGTTGACGATACCACTGGATTAAGCACAAGCCTTGCTAACAACCAACCAGTTGAATTTAGTGTATCAAGCGGTGGACTAACAACTAATACTACTTACTATGTGATTGGTTCGTCAATTGTTAGTAATACGTCATTCCAAGTTACTGCAACTGCAGGTGGTACAACAGCCGTAACATTGTCTACAACAAGCCCAACCGGTATGATTTATACTGCTGGCCCAGTTGTTACACAAATTGACCCTAACAAAGTTAATACTGCGGCACTACGTGTGCGCATAGGTGACGGCGCATTGGCAAATCCAAGCTTCACAAACAGAGGTTTAAATAACTCTACTGCAACTGCAAACCAACTAGGTGACGGTTATGCTGATTTATATCAAAATAGTTCTTATATAAACGTAAGCAACATATATGCTATTCCAACAGCAGGTGCTAACGTGCAGTTTGCATCAATTACTGGAAGTGCTCAATGGTATAAACTAGTTACAGTTTCAAATATTTTAGGTACTGCTGGAAATTATACAGCAACATTCCAGATCAATCCGTCATTAACTACGCTACTTGCACCTGCTCATAATGTGCTAATTACTACACGTTTGAAATATAGCCAAGTACGTTTAACTGGCCATGACTTCTTGTACATTGGTACCGGTAATCAAACACAAACTAACTATCCTAATGTAATCCCAGGTAACGCTATACAGGCTAACCAGTCATATGCAACGGGCGGTGGTCGTGTGTTCTTTACAAGTACTGACCAAGACGGTAACTTTAACGTTGGTAACTTGTTTGGAGTTCAACAGTCAACTGGTACTGCTACATTGAATGCTAGTGCGTTTGCTCTAAGCGGATTGCAGAGTTTGACATTGGGTAACTTGAGTGTTGGTACAGGATCTGCAACTATTACTAGTTTCAGTACGGATCCGTACTTTACAGCTAACAGCGATAACGTTGTACCAACACAAAAAGCTATTAAATCGTACATTACAGCACAAATTGGTGGTGGATCAAGCTCACTGAACGTAAATACACTAACTTCAGGACAAATCTATATCGCTAATAATACGATAAGTAATACAACAGGTAATCAGATTTATGTCACAAGCAAAATGACATTTACTGGCGGAATAGATGGGGCACCAGTTGCTCTGGTGTTCTTTGGACAAAAATAATAACGGAGAAATATTATGGCAGGATCAGGAATTAAGTTTACACAGGCGCTTACATCGGGCAACATTGCAACATTGCAATCTAGCTATTATACAGTGCCAACGGGCTACTATGGAGTATATAACATTTCGTTTACAAATACTTCAAGTGCATCACAAACAATTAGATTGTATGTAGGTGCAAGTACTAACGGCTCTCCAGTAGCTAGTGAGTGTTTAGAATATCAAACAACTATTGTTCCATTTGGTGTTTTTGAACGAACAGGTATTGTTGCTGGCGCAGGTGCTAACTTTATCGTAGGTAGCAGTGGCGGATCCGGCGGCGTTGGTACAGCAACAGGCGCTGTTAACTTAAACATCTACGGCATTGAAACATCAACATCATAATTAGTATAAGAGAGATAATAAATGGCACGTTATAATACGATTTTAACATCACAATCAGCAAGCACCACTGCTACCGTTGGTACTCCGTCTCAGGGGCAATTTTATGAACTTACTGGTTCTGGTGGATATGTTGTAACGATTGCTGATCCTACACTATATACTGGACAAAGTCAAACATTCTACAATGCAAGTTCTGGATCTATTACACTACAAAGTAGCAACGGTAGCAATTTGTTTAATGGTCCTGGTGGTAGCGGTTCTAACAGCTATACACTACAAACAGTTGCTATGGTTACATTTTATAGTGACGGACAATACTGGATTGTTGGACAGCTTGGCGGATCTAGTTTAGCCGCGGCATCGTTAAAAATGTCCGGTGATATTACTACTACGGCTACTTCTACTAACCTACTTAATGCTACAACTACTACATTAAATATTGGTGGCGCGGCAACTACACTAGCACTAGGTGCCTCAACCGGTACAGCAACTATTAATAACGCAACAGTTACATTTGCTAACGCTACTGCATTGAATATTAACGGTGCAAGTCCTGCCTTAGTTTCATCATCGTCTACTGTTTCAATCTTTAATAGTGGTACAACTACTATTAACTTAGGTGCCGCGGCAACTACGGTAGCAGAATACGGAGCAGTTACGAGTTTTGGTCTTGGTAATACTGCAACTGCCGCTCAGGCAGTTAACATGTTCACAGCAAGTACCGGTGCAAGTACATACAACTTTGCCACAGGTGGTACAACAAGTGGTAATACTAAAGTATTAAACTTAGGTACAGGTGGTGCAAGTGGATCAACTAGTAATATTAACTTAGGTTCTGGAAACGGGGGCACAACAACAGTTAACGGAACCTTTGCAGTAAGTCTAAAAACTACTATGGGTAGCACTAGTTATACCGGCGGTGGTGCAAGTTCTAGCTTGTATGTATCTGGCGATATTACAAGTGCAAGAAGCACTACTAGTGGTGTAATATTTTTAGGATCTAACGGTTCAAACTATTTGTATTACGACGGCACAAATCATAACTTAACTGCTTCATTATTACCAACATCAACAACAAGTTATGATTTGGGATCAAGTTCTTTCCGCTGGCGTAACCTTTACATAAACGACTTGCAACTAAGCAACGGTATTGGTGATTACACTATCGTGGAGGGCGAAGAAGAATTATATATATGGAATAATAAAAAGAACAAAGCCTATAAGTTTTTACTACAAGAAGTAGATCCTTCTGAAGTTCCACCAAAACAACCTACAAATTAAAATTTGTTTGTTTCAAAAAGGCAGCTTCGGCTGCTTTTTTTGTCTAAATATGTGATGTTTACAAAAATCATTGATGACCACACAGAAATAAAAGATATCTTTCCTAGTCTAATATATCGTACTAGACTAGACGTTGATATTGAAAAAATGTGTAATTTTATTGCTGGACTTGCTAACGATCTAAGCCCAAAAGTATATGATGCATGGTACGGACACTTTAGTATGCCTAGCTTAGAAATAATAGACCCTATGTTTATTGAACTAAAACAACAAATAGAATATCACGCAAATAAATTTTATAAATTAACACACCAGGGACCAAGAACACAATTAGAATCCAAACGTATGTGGGGAGTAGTATTTAAGCAAGGTGGAAATATGCGTCCACATACTCATCACGAATGTTTATATAGTTCGTGTTTTTATTTAAAAAATAATCATAATGGCCGGATAACATTTACCCATCCAAGTCAATTACGATTTAATGCTACTATTGATTATGCACCGGATCCGGGCGAATTATTAATTTGGCCTGGTTGGTTATTACACGAAGTGCCTCCTATTAAAGATAACGCCGAACGTGTTAGTATTGCAACAAAAATTGATTTTCTTACCCCTAGAGCAAGTTTTGAAAACAGACAAGTAGATCCGGAATATATCTAATTCAGTATTTTTACTAATAAATAACACGCTATGATAACAACTATTGATAGATTAGATCATTTTCCTATATTGAAATTCAAACTTTCGGATGATATCTTTTCTAAAATTAAACAAGATGCGTTTAATTCTTTAGAAAAAAATAAAGATGTAGGAGTTAGTTTAGTAGGAGAAATTATTAATGGAAAAGAAGTTGAACTTTTTACAGATGATACGCCATTAATTAGTATAGGCAATGAATATTGTAATTGGTTTAGTGCAGACAAAACTAGTCAAGTTTCTCTTTATCTTTCTGAGTCGTGGGTAGTATTGCAAAGAGCAGGTGATTATAACCCTATTCATATGCATAGTAGTTTTTTGAGTGGTATAATTTACATTCAAATTCCAGATGTTATTAAAAAACAAAAACCTAAAACTACTAGAACACAAAAAGATAACCCTGATGGTTATATTACATTTTTTAATGGAAGAGAATACAAACAATTAAAGCCAGAAGAAGGGTACGGATATATTTTTGCATCAAACACTCTACATCAAGTGTATCCGTTTAGGGGAGATGAAGAAAGAATTTCAATCAGTTGGAATCTTGAATTAGATCCAAATAAAACAACAAATATAAATTTTAAATTTTAGGACGTATTATGAAAATTGCAATCGTAGGCGGAGGCACAGCTGGTTGGTTAGCGGCATTATTTTTATGCAAAGTACAAAAAGGATCTCACGATATTACTGTTATAGAATCGAGTAAAATTGGAATTATCGGGGCGGGCGAGGGAAGCACCGGGCATCTAGCAGATATTGTCAATAACAGACTTTGGAATTTTGATTGTAACGAATTGGATTTTATTCGAGAGTGCGATGTAACAATTAAATTAGGTATAAAGCATAAAGGGTGGACTCCTAACATAGATGATTTTTATTATGGACCAATTGACGGATCACAAACTGGCGGCGATATACCGGATTTAAATTTCTTATATGCATTAGGGCATGGAGATTTTAGTAAATTACATACATGTACAGTACTGGGAACATTTTTAGATGCTAAAAAAAGTACGTATTATGATTTAGAATCTTCTACAGGAAATCACGCTTATCATTTTGATGCACACAAAGTTGGAAAATACTTTCAAAAAGTTTGCATGAAAGAAAATGTAAAACATATAGATAGTGAAGTACTTGATGTACAATTAAACGAACAAGGATCTATTAAATCTCTTAAACTATCTAATGACACAATCGTTGAAGCAGATTTTTTTATTGATTGCAGTGGATTTGCTCGTGTACTAATGAACAAGTTAGGTGCTAAATGGATAAGCTATAAAGATAATTTACCAGTTGATACTGCACTTCCTTTCTTTTTACCGTATCAAGAAAATGAAATTATTGAGCCTGTAACAGGTGCCTGGGCACAAAACAACGGCTGGATGTGGGATATTCCCACCCAAGCTCGCAGGGGATGCGGCTATGTGTTCGACAGCAATTTTGTAACACCGGATCAAGCACTAGCAGAATTAGAAAAAACTATAGGACGTAAAGTTGATCCTATACGCACTTTAAAATTTGATACTGGAAGATTAGACAAGGTGTGGATGAAAAACTGTGTAGCTATTGGGTTATCATCGGCGTTTGCTGAACCTTTAGAAGCAACTAGCATACACAGTACTATTGTACAATTGACATATTTGTGTTTTGAATATCTAAGAGATACTGTTGAAGATACAGTAAGTGAAGGTGCGGCCAATGCCTACAGCCGCCGTTGCGGATATATGTATGACACATTTAGAGATTTTCTAGTTTTACATTATATGGGCGGAAGAAAAGACACTGAATTCTGGAAATATATCAGCACTGGTGAAACCATGACTGATTTTGTTCGTGATCAATTAGGTATGGCAAAACATCGTAGCCCTAATAGCTCAGAATTTTTAGGATTTTTTGGATATGCCGGCTGGGTATTATTCAGTCAAGTACTAGCAGGAACAGGGAACTTAACTCCTGAAATTGCTCGTAAGGAATTAGAATTTTACGGTAAAACTGAAATGGCTAGAGAAAAATATGAAGATTTACAAATGCGTTATAAACGAGCACCCGAACGCTGTTTAGATAATACAAAATTCATAAAAATGTTACAAGAACAAGCAAAAACTGGTATAAAATTGCCTCCAAGCAATAATACCATAGTCATGATCGAATAAATAGTATAGGAGACACAACTATGGGAATTTACTACGGTAACGGATCTAGTATAACTGAACTAGCCGCAAATAAACTTACAACAACTGGACATATTATCCAGACACAGGAAAATACGAACGCTGGAAACTACGGCTTCGGGCCCGGATCTGGAGGAGATTTGTGGAGTCTAAGTATTACTACTAGCTCTGCATCTAGTAAAGTATTGATTTATTTGTTCCTGTATGAGAGAGTTGACCCCGGCAATGGTCCTTGGGCAATATTTTTTAATAATTTACGCTACAGTGGGCCAGGATCGGGTAATGGCAGTAATTTAATCGCTAGTGGATGGAATGGTACTACAAACTACTATCTAGGACATTATGAAAAATATTACCTACATCAGCCAGGTGTTGCAGGAACACATACATATACAGCCAATACAACTAACTATCCTAACGGTACAACTGGCTATGTTAATCATGCCGGTAATCAAAACAGCGACGGATATGGTATTATACGTTTAATGGAAATTGGTGGATAATTATGGGAATTAACTTTTCAAACGGAGCAAATTTTTCACAGATCGGTAATAAGATTGGTGCAAATGAAAATATTATCCAAGTAGTAGAAATAGACTATGGATCTAGCCTAAGTACTAGTAGTACTGGTAACGTGGCTTTTTTTAGTGGTACAATTACACTGAATAATCCTAGCAATACAATTGCCTATTATTACAACAGCGCACAACGTATTGATGCAGGAACTGGCCCGTGGAACTTAGGATATCACAATGTTTATTTTAATGGTAGTAATATAAATGGTAGTAGTTGGAACGGATTTACTACTAATAATATTATTAGTTTTAGTAGAATGGGTGTTGTAACAAATCCGGGAAGTGTAGGTCCTCACACATTTCAAATCTATGTTTTTGTATATCCAGGATGCAACGGACAATTTAATAGCCCAGGTAATCAAGGCAATGATGGAGTTGCTGTGTTGCGTTTAATGGAAATACAAGCCAGCAACCCATCAACCTAAGGATAAGACCATGGCAATTATTTTCAACAGCGGCAGTCAAATGACACAAAATAGTGCAACTACCACCGTTAACATGGCAAATGGTAGCGTTGTGCAAGTAGTTAATCAAACTTGGGGCGGCTCTTTAAATAATTCTTCTTCGGGTTTCGCTAATACTTTCAGCGGCGCAATCACTATACAAAACGGAAATTATATACTTGTTGAATATTATATGAAACAACGTATTGATGCAGGTAACGGTGCTTGGAATCTGTGCAGGCACCAAGTGATTTGTAATAATACTAGTGCTACTATTTTTACGAGCGGATTTAATGGAGCCCAGTCCCCAACAATATATCAATGGCAAAAGGCAGCTATGTACAACCCGGGTGGCGGCGGAACATATACTTTCCAATGTTCAGCTAGCGGTTGGAACGGTACAAATGCATTTTTCCCAGAAGATGGTCAGGGATTTCTACGCTTGAGTGAAATAACCCCAGGCGGAACGATATAATAATTAGGAGATTTACATGTTAGGAATGAAAAGAAAAAACGATATTGCTCAAGCACTAAACTATTTAATACCAGGGTGCAAGTATACTGTTAGATCGGAAGTAGGACATGCAATGGATCCAAATGATCCAGGAGTAGAAATTACATGGGATCCATCTAACACACAACCACAACCTAGCAATGAACAAATTTTAGCAACTATACCAATGTTAGAAGCAAATGAATCTGCTCGAGTTGTACGAGAAGTTAGAGACGAATTTATCAAACAAACAGATTGGACAGAATTGCCAAGTATCCAATCTAACAGATCCGATGAGTGGAAACAGACATACGCAACATACCGTCAAACTATGCGTGATTTGCCGACAGCAATGGCCAACGGCACGTGGACTCCGATATTTGATGAGCACGGTATGATTTTAATTGATAATTGGCCAGAAAAACCTAGATTACCTTAAACGACTAAATCTCATAAAATCCAGCCTTAGCTGGATTTTTTTTGGCCTGTTAAATTTCCTATAAATAATCCCATATAATATAGGAGACGCACATGAGCGTTATAGAAAAATTAAAAGAGCATTTTGTAAATTATGAAAAAACTGGAATAATTACTAATATCACGGTTGCCTCATTTCTAGAAAATGATGTTTATGCTATTATGGAATTTCAAGATAGTGAATTATTTAAATTAGCACCTGAAATTACAAAATGGTTGAAAGAAAATTTATCTCAAGATGTATGGGGATCTAAAGAAATTGTAGAAGCGTATCAATCTTCTAAAGGAATAAAGGTAGTACAATGAGCAATTTAGATCAAACAATTAAAGTTGGTAATACAGCAACTATTAATATTTCTACTAGCAAACCAAATCCAATACAAAAGATTTTTCCAACAACAATTTGGCAAGGATATCTTGACATAGACCATGAAAAACTAATAAATTTAGCAGAATGGGCTAGATTACAAAATTGGGAAGATCTCGGAGATACTTATTCATACACTACCCGCAATGGCTCACAATTTATAACCCCAAAACCAATATGGGAGTATCCATTAGCTCCTGCAATTAAAGAGCTAATGCCTCAAATTCAAACTGCATTGGACGAATGGGTATGCGCAATGACTGAACAATCTTGCTTTAAAGCAACTCCTAAGGGCTCGCAATTTGTATTATATAACCCAGGAGGTCATCAATGGCCGCACTGGCATGACTCAACTTGGACTGCTATATTAGGACTACGTAATAGAGGAACATTGCTTTTACAAGATCCCCGTCCACTTGCAATAACACAGGGATTTCCATTAATACGTGAAATTATTATTAATCCTGGACAATTATTAATTACACCGGGTTATCTAGTACATTCAAGTGCGGCATCAAACAAGGAACGTGACATACTAGTTTTTATGGGCGATTAAATTGAAAGATCTAATAAAATATATTAAGATTTTTGAAGATGTTAGTGTAGATAGTGTTGTACTAGATACAGTAAAGACATTAGATTATTTGCTTAAACCTGCATCGCCATTAACTGAAGTATTTGCGACTTCTAATTTTTCTTTAGTTAGTTTAATAAGAAATGACCCGGTGCCGGAAGATATGTTTGAAACAATTTTTGGACCATTACAAACTGGACTAGTACAGTGCCTAGAAAAATATAATAATCAAGTAGACTATTTTAAATATAATAAAATTAGTGGTACTGAAAGTTTTTCTATTACAAAATATCCCACAGGCGGATTTGCTGGGAAAAAAATTGATTATATTCCTTTTAGAGCACGTAGTATAAGTTTTCATCTTACGTTGAACGATAATTATATTGGGGGTGAATTAAGTTTTTTTGAAGGGGAACTAGTAATTCCAACTAAAAAAAATCAAGTAGTATTGTTTCCATCGGCGTTTTTATTCCCTTATGAGATATTGCCAATTACGTCCGGTGAACGATGGGCTATTGAAAATTGGGCACATTAATATGGAATATCAAATTATTAAAAATTTTTTGCCACCTGAATTGTGTAAAAGAATGTCAGACTACATGTGGCAAAGATATAAAGATGAAAAGTATTATTTCGATATACAATGCAAAATAAGTCCAGCATTTATGAATCCTTTTAGAAATCCTCAAAAGGTATATAAAGAAAAATTAGAAAATATTTTAGGAATCTCCCTATGGGACACATATAATAATGCTAGGTTATATTTTAAAGGTGAAATATTAGAACCTCACAAAGATAAAGATCAATGTGAAATTGGATCTTCTATAACATTAGGATATAGTGGAAATAAACCTTGGCCGTTTTTCCTATACAGTCACGAAAAACATAAGATGATAAAGGTTGACTTAGATATAGGTGATGTGTTAATATATAAGGGATTTGAGTTATTGCATTGGCGTAATCCGTTGGAAGACGAGTGGCAAACTCAGGCATTTTGGTTTTATAACACAAACGACCGACATAGAGATCCTTTATTTCCAGGAATAGAAGATATGCAAAAGACATACGAATTTATGGTTTAATATGGCAATAATTAATTCTGTTATAACAGAAGATACAACAATTCGACCTAACCCTGACTTAATATTTTGTTTTGACGATTTGTTACCGGAATGGATTCAAGATTGGGGTATAGATCAAATGTTAAATTTTGATTGGAAATATGGACAAGCATCATATCCAGGCGGCGGAAAATTTTTCGGTCAAATATTAAAAGATCATCGAGGCGCACATATGACCCCGTGGCCTCCTATAATTGATATAATATTTGAATCATTTAGACGTAATAAATTAAAAACTTTAATGCCAGACGCTAATCTTTTAGAGATTAAAAAACTTATTGTAAACGGACAGTTACCTAATACACCAGCTAATCCTCACTCTGACACACAAGCATCTGATATGTGGACAATGGTATATCATTGTTCCGACACTGATGGAGGCAATGCGTTTTTTGATGGAAATATCCCTACACATAACAAACCTTTGTTGAATACTGTACCAGAAGACAACAGCCTAGTAAAAATAAAAGATATAGATTTTAAAAAAGGTAGATGTGTATTGTTTCCTAGCTGGTATATCCATCAAGGTTTAGCACCATCTAATGGTTGGCGCATAACTATTGCATTTCATATGTTAATTGAAACGTCATTAAATCAACCAAGATATATCACATCATTATGATAACACCTATAAATCCTTTTAGACCGTTAGTATGGCACGGAGAATTTGATTTTTCTAAATTAAATCTAATGAATAAACTTGAGCAAGCTGTTGGTATTAGCGGAGATCCGTATTTGAGAGAACCAAATTTTTCAACTACTCCAGCAGAAATTCAACCGCATACTTGGCCAGAACTAAGACCTTATATAGATTATATTAATAATATTGCAGAAAAAATTGCAGAATCTTGGGAGTTGTTTCCTTTACAACGATTTATAGCAAGTAGTCATGTTAATAAAATTATAAAAGGTAAAGGCCTAAGAGAACATGCTCATCCGGGAGTAGATATGGTAGTAACCGGATATATTAGTGCTCCTGTTGGGGGAGGAAATATAGAAATTAGAGATCCTATGGAATATCAGTGGCAAAATTTGCCTATAAATCCACAACCATATCAAATCTGGAAGGAGATACCAGTAAAAACAAATTCTGTATTAGTGTTTCCGGGATTTGTTAATCATAAGACCCAGCCTAGCATAACCGATGAACCCCGTTGGGCTATTAGCTTAATGATAAAAACTAGAATGGCTCCTTTATGAAAAATATTGATATTTTTAGTCATTATTTGTTACAAGATGCTTTTGACTTTCAGTGGGATACACTATTAAAAGAAAAAGTAGAAAATTTATTATCAAATCCAAAATGCCTAACACATCCGGAAGTTCCAGGCGGGATGAGTTCATTAATGATAAACGAAACTATGCCACACCATTGGCAAGAACTTGAACCTTTCATATATTGGGTAGTTAAGAAAATGCCCGAAATAGCAAAATTATGGAATTTACATCCTAGTCGGTATGAAATAATGAACAGCTGGTTTAATTGTCACCCTCCGGGAGCAATGAGTACCCAACACGAACACGGAAGTGTAGACATAGTTGTAAGTGCTTATCCTAGGTTTCCCATAAATGGAGGGAAAATTCAATTTAAAGATCCTTTAGAGTATCACTGGCACGGGTATCCTGTCGCAGGAAGTAGGAATACATTTTGGCATACCGCTGATATTGAAGAAAATTCAGTTGTAATATTTCCCGGCTGGATTAAGCATCGAACTGAAATTAATACTAGTACAGAAAATAGATATGTACTAACTGTTAATTTAAAAATAAGATAATTATGGAAATTTCAAGCTATATCTCTTGCATTAGAAATGCGATCCCTGCAGAATTCTGCGAAAATATTATTAACAAATATAAAAATGCTGAATGGAGAAATCATACTTGGCAAACTAATTACGGAAATGCCCAGCTGACTTATGGAAATAACGAATTAGATGTTTATAATATCACAGAACAAGATGTTAATATAGAATTTTGGAAATATATTCAAAACGCATTAAATTTTTATCAAGCAGAAAGAAACATTACAGCATTTGTAACAAAAGTAAGTGAAATTAGACTAAATCGATATAATACTAATACTTGTATGCGTACACATGTAGATCATATCTATGATTTATTTGACGGTGAAAAGCGTGGAATACCAGTACTTAGTATTATTATTAATTTAAATGAAAATTATGAAGGAGGAGAATTGACATTCTTTGATAACGAAGAAATCAAATTAACACAAGGGGATATAGTTATTTTTCCATCAAATTTCATGTACCCGCATGGAGTTAATTTAATTACAAATAATATAAGGTACAGTGCAGTAGCATGGGCATATTAATTAAACACGACCCCGATAATAACTATTGTCTTTTTGATATCCCCTATATAAGGGATCATCAAGAAGAAATATTAGCCGATTGCAGTAACTCTGTTAAAACAATACAAGATTTATGCAACGCAACAGACACAAATGTTACT